CAGAACCGGAGACAGAACCAGAACCCGCTATATCAAATATATGCTTTATAAAAGGAACGCCAGTAACTACTGATCAGGGTGTGTGTCAAATAGATAAAATAGATATAAAATATCATACGATAAATAACCAAAAAATAAGGTTAATTACTAAAACTATCACGACTGATAAATATTTGATATGTTTTAATAAACATTCACTTGGATATAATTACCCCTCTGCCATGGTAGTCGTAAGTAAATATCATAAAATCGCATACAAAGGACGACTAATAGAGGCATATAAATTACTAGCAATTAAACACAAGGTAACTACAATTAAATATGACGGCAAACCATTGTATAATGTATTGATTAGTAATCAAACATTGATAAAGGTAAATAATTTAGTATGTGAAACATTACACCCAAATAATATAATAGCTAAATTATATACAACCGGTTACCTTGACAATAAAGTAATCTCGGATATAATTAGGTTTAATAATTATTTATTATTGCCGCACAATAATGGTAGTCAGAACTCATGGAACATATCCCGTTGAAGGTAATATGTATTATATATAATATATTCATAATACAATGAATATATTAGAGCGAATTGCATACTCGTTGGTCTTTGCAGTTGGAATAGTATATGTATTATCGGCCATATTTTCTTTTTTTGGGATAGGGTTTGAAACCTATGGTATATATGTAATGTTTTTGGTCGCAATGGCAATTTTATATGGATTCTTACCGCAAGATGTGGGGAATATATTTAAACCACCAACTAATTAAATATGGTCTTGTGTAAGATTATTGTTTCCGTCAAAAAAATCAGTTATGGAGTGAAGGTCAAAGGCTTCACCGATTTCATCATGTAATTCGGCGACCGTGGGCATTCTATGTAATATATATGTCATTTTATCAAATATAATTTTAATGTCATCGTGTTTTTTATTAATATCGATTATTTTATGAGCTACGTCGACAAACGTAGGTTTCATTTCAAGGTGGTGGCTTGGATTATATACTATATTTGAAGTAGATTCGATAGAACCGCATATGTCGGGTTTAATAAGATCTAGGAATGCTAGTTGTTTTTTAGATAAGGATTTACGATTAATAGTACCTGTTATTTTGGATAATCCATCCGAAAAGTTAGCATTAAAATCATAAATTACTTTATCAGAAATGATTGGACTAGTTTCCATAAGCCTATCAAATTCTTCCTTAGAATGTTTAAGCATTTGAATGATGGGAATACGCTCATTGGGTGATTTAGCAAGTTCGACCTTGGTATTTCTATAAAATTTATCCCATGAAATAGACGCTACCCTGGTGGATTCTTTTAGTTCGCTAATTTTTAAAAATTGAGAAATGGTGGTAAGTAGACCAGCAAATATATTAACAGACCCAATTGCCATGGCAGCATAACTTCTCATATTTAGAGGCAATCGTTCTTGCGCGAAGTTGGCCGTTCCCGCCAAAGTACTCATGACAATTACTGGGATAGTAAACCACATATTGTAATACGAATAATATTGGTGGGATTTAGAATGCATCCACCTAAAACATAAGGCCTTGTCAGCCCATTCAATTAGGATGGTTTCGTGTTCCTTGCTCCATTCAATTATGTGTGTATCAGTTTCGATAGTGGCCATTATAATATATCATGATACTTAAATATTTTATGTATTTAACATATAATGGGTTCAATTATATTTGATGAAGTACTCTCGGTACGAGGCGAATTAGAAATACAGATGGGTATAATAGATCAGACCTTGGTAAAAATAAAGGCCGCTTGTAGAGATGTAGTGAATTCACGTTCACCAAAAGAATATATTTTTGGGGTAGATTCTTTAAATCACCATAAAGAAATGATTGACGCAGAGTATAAACATTTATCTGCGTCCTATAAGACACTGGAAAATAGAATATATTGTGAATATTATACCTTATATCAAATGATTAAGAGTTATGGAAATAGCGAAATCGTCGGCAATATTTCCGCGAAATTTAGTACAGAATTTCCGCCGTATAAACATCTAGACCAGAGCAAGGTATATGACATGTCCATGGTAAAAAAAATGCATATAAATATTCAGGAATGCATTTTAGAATTGGAGAAACATTTATTAGAGAAGAATTCCTCGCAAATCATAAATACTGATATACAGGCCATGACCATAGGTAATGTAATACATACAGATAAATATACCAATGCTGTATTTAACGCAAAGGTAGAATTATTTAAAAAATACATAGAAATATATAATGTACATCATCATAAATACTATACTCAATTTTTATTAAAGGCTAGATTACATATCTTGATAGACTATAATGCCGACGCATCTGCTCTAGATAAATTAAAAGAGCGAATATTTATGGAGCAGCCATCGAATACCATAGAAGATACATAATTTCCACTTTCTTCCGCCCGTCAAAGCACGTTCTATAAATAAATTTATTATATTATTATATACACGGTGCATACATTGTGTGGGTGCTCAAGAAAAAGGAACCGATCATAGTAGCAGAGGGAATTACGATCAGATAAGTATCAAATTTTATATGAACCCGTATTTCAATGTGAAATCTGATTTGCGCAGTGAATTTAAAAAAAATGAAATACTTTGAATCAATAGTATAGACAGTCACCCCCCAACAACTGAATTACCGAGTATTCAAACGGAAAAATCATTATGGCTCGTAACACGAGTGCTCTTGAAAAATGCTCCGACGACGAGCGGGTCTTGGTCGAGGAGACCAAGAAAGAACTTCTCCAATCATTTGCCACGCTTGCCGCGCGGTGCCGGGTGGAAGGAACAACCATGTATCACCCTAACCAAGAAGCAACGGCAATGGAGGTTGCCAATGTGATCCTTTACGACCCGAATGTCGTATTCCAGCTTGTGAAAGCAATGACGCAGACTGGAAAAACGGGATGCATGCTTGCTGTCATCGAATTGTGCTTTACTCTTTCAGGTTGCGACATCGTGCTGAACCCCGACAACATCTTCATCATCACAGGTATTAATTCAATAGATTGGGCTGAACAAACTAAGAAACGCTTCCCAAAGGCGCTCAAGGGTAACATCTATCATCGCGGCGAACTGAAGACGAAACTTGCGCAGCGCCTCGCAGGTAATCAGAACGTCCTCATTCTAATGGATGAGGTGCACGTCGCAGCAAAGGACGGCATGACGATTAGTAAGTTATTGGAGGAAACCGGTCTCAAAGACATGGACTACCTTCGTGAAAAGAACATCAACTTTGTTGAGTTCTCGGCTACACCCAATATGGTGATGGATGACATGTCACTCTGGGAAAAGTATGCGAAACAACACGTCATGCAGCCGGGGACTGGGTACAAGGGCATCCGCCATCAACTTGAGAATGGTCGCGTATTCCAAGCAAAGGACTTCTTCATTAAGTCAAATCCTGACCGGATCAAAATGACCGAGGAGGAGTACAACAAACGTAAGAAACTCATCGCGCCTGCATACACCGCAATAGGGGAACTGAAAGAAAAAATCATTAGTTATTACGAGGAACCACTTTACCACATTATCCGACTTCCTTCTGGCGCCAAATTCGACGAGGTCGTATCGCGTTTCAAGGAAGTCTTCGGAGACGACGAGTTTTACCATGCACCATGCCACTCCACCGCGAAGAGCAATGACGTACAGAATCTCATCAAAGACACACCTGCCAAACACACGCTGATTTATATCAAGGAGCATCTTCGTTGCGCAGTGACTCTAGCACCCAAGACAAACATCGGCATCCTTTACGATCGCGTCTCGGACAACGACGACGTCATGATTCAGGGTCTTGCTGGTCGCGCGACCGGATATGACGTGCCGGACAAGATGCTGGTTTACACAAATATTGAGAGTCTTGAACGCTACTTAAAGGTGTGGGAATCGGGGTTCACCGACCTGGGCGATTTCACCTACCAAGGAATGCGAATAAAAACCCCAAAAAAGACCGTGTTTCATCCAGCCGGATTTGCCAATTCTGGCATCGAATCACGGGTTAAGAAGGTAAGCCCCAGTGGAGCAGAACTAAACTTTGCGTTGGAACTCAGCGAGGAAGATCATGCTCTTGTAACTCCTTCGTCAAGTGGGAAAAGGGTATCTAAAAAGAATGCGGAGGCAGCAATGGAGATTATTAAGAGGGATGCTCCTGAAAAATGGGAGAAGTATGGAGACTACAAACCACAGCTATGGGTTGGTGCCGAGAAGGCCGTCAACTATGCAAAGTGGGGAGTTGCTTCACTCATGACTCCTGGGTCCGTGTCGACGACTACAAACGTTACTGTTCTGTACCGTTCCGAAAACATTCTCAAGATGTACGTGATTTCGACGACAAAACAACTCATAGTTAGCCCATGGTCAGGCGAAAAAACTAAACCACCAACAGACATCTCAGGTGGTGCGGCAGAAGAGAAATAGACCTTTGGGCATTAATACAGGTAAAACACTAAAAAACCAAATAAAAAAGAAATATTTATATTTATATTTCTTTTTTATTTTCTATATATACTCTTCGACTGCACCGCCTGTTGTGGGTATAGGCATCACCCTTGATGCGTACCAGCAAACAAATACATCCCCGACAGATAATGATAATGAAAAAGAGTTGAACAATTAATCGTTGTCTTATTTACCTATTTAAGTACTATTCGTATATTATTATAAAAAATGAAATAAATATATAATGCCTACCTTTACTAGACACAATATCATCATGGAGCAACGCATTACAACAAAGGTTGAAACCCATCAGACCGATTTTAAAAATAAAATTAGAGCATGGTTAGAAGAGAAGGAGCCCGATATGATTGATAAAAGCGGGTTTCTAAAGTATGTATACGACCATGAAAAGTTAACATTAACCAAAGATGATTTCCAGAAGCGCAAACGTGTTAAAAATCAGGTACCCCAATATGAGCGGTGTACTTCCTTTCGAGCAAATGGAGAGCAATGTACCCGTCGTAGAAAAGACAAAGAGTGTTTCTGTGGAACACACGTCAAGGGTACTCCTCATGGAGTATTAGCTAAAACAGGCCTTGAGCAGCCTCCTAATAATAAAGTGGAAGTACGCGTACATGATATACAGGGGATTTTATATTACATAGATATGGCGGGAAATGTATATAAACCAGATGATATATTGGCCAATATAGTAAATCCTAGAAAAATTGGCAAATGGGAAAAGGATGCAGCAGGCGTCTATCATATACCGTGTCTAAATCTATAAAAAAATATTATAGATAAACTAGGTTAGTGTTATTAGAAGAGGTCATTACAATATGGGGATGGATAAGATTGACGAGGAGGAATTGGGTGTGAATGATACATAGGATTAGCATCAGCATAAGTTCTATGAGTAGCTGATAATGTAGGAAAATTTGACATGAATGCGATTTTTTCTTCTAGAGTAGCAATGCGTTGGCCCATTTTTTGTATACTCAGATATGTTTTCCTCTCAAGGGCCTCCAGTTTCTCTTCAATACTTTGGGGTTTAGGTATTGAACTAGAACTAGCGACGTGTTCAAATGCAGCCAATTCGTCTAGGGTCATGCCGACATTTGTGCACAATAACCAGTCAGGCATTCCCTTGGACCGCGACTTTTGGATTATGGATTTAATAATGGTCGTCAACTCTCCGTCGGTGATATTAAGGCTACTCATAAGAGTAGCATCCGTTTGCCACCCAAGGGTTTTG